AAAAAAAAATACAAACATACTTGTAACATAATTACTGAAGACCGTGCATTGCGTTCAGGAAAAGCAATAACACAATATGTTGCAGAAAGAATTTTAAAAAGAAAAAATCCAAAATTTGAAATATATCGGTATGATACAGTAGAAAATATAAAAACATTTGACAAAAAAGAACAAACATATACTATGGTAGTTGACGATTGTCTTCATCAATTTGTAGCAAATGGAATAATAACAAAGAATTCAGCATTCCATTGTCTTTTATGGACCATAACACGTTTGAATGAGATAAGAAAACAGGAGAAATTAAAATCAAAATTAATTCTTCAGATCCATGATGAACAAGTTTGGAACCTTCATTCAGGCGAGAAAAATGTTGTGTCTGATCTAATCCAACATGTATGTACAAAAGAACTGCCTGAGCATTTTAAATGGATTATAGTTCCTATGGGGGTGGATATGGAAATAGCTGATGTGAATCAAAGTTGGTATTATAAAAAACTTTTGGAGGCTTGACATGTGGATTAATGCTGAAGAATGGGGAGTAACAAAAAGGAAAGCAGAGTATTGGGATCAAATGGGGAAGATATTGAAAGAAAAAAATAAAAGGAAAAACAACCAATGAAGCCTTCTGATTTGTTTACTGATTTTAAAGCGCGTCCTTTCCCTTGGAATTTTTGGTATTTCTTTAAGGATTTGCCAAATAATATTAAATGGTTTTTTCAGCGTGGATGGAGAGGATATGCCGATTGTGATGTTTGGAATTTTGACTGCTATTTTTTATCTATTGCCATTCCTGCTTTAAAAATGTTTAAAAGTGAAATGAGTGGACATCCACATGTACTAACATATGAGGAATGGAAAAATATAATTCAAGAAATAATTGACGGGTTTGAAGCCGGAGAAAAAGCAAGAGATGAGATTATTGCAGATGAAAATGATCTGAAAAAACTAAATAAGAAATTCAAGAAAGCTACAAATTTATTTGCCAAATGGTTCTGGCATTTTTGGGATTAAGGAAGGAAAACAAATGGAAATTATGGGAACATTAGAAAAAGCTGAAAAAATAATAAGAATTTTAAAGAGCGCTGGTTACGAAGCTTACATAGTTGGTGGATACATACGTGACACTTTATTTCATAGACACCATCCCTCTACCTATCCTTTTGAAGAGTTTTGTAACGACATAGACATCACGACGAACGCACAACCCCAAGAGATTGTTGCTCTTTTTAAATTACAAAATCAAAGCAATTCCTTAGTAGTAGGAAAAAGTTTTGGGGTAACACTGGTAAATATGGACGGAGTTTATTTTGATGTAGCCACATTTCGACATGACTTTCCATATGCAGATGGGAGGCATCCACACAATGTCACTTTTGTTGATAATCCTAGAGAAGACGTTTTGCGTAGAGATTTTACAATCAACGGTCTTCTATATGACTTAGACACCAAAGCTATTTTAGATTATGTGGATGGTGAGAAAGACATTCGTTTAAAAGTTTTAAGATTTATTGGAGATCCAAATATTAGAATAAAAGAAGATCACTTGAGAATGTTAAGAGCAGCACGATTCGCTGCAAAATATGATCTTCATATTCATCCAGATACAGCAAAATCCATAAGAGACAATGTGGCTTTTGTTTACAACATATCAAAAGAAAGAATATTTGATGAACTTACTAAAATTCTAATGCACCATAATAGAGCTAAAGGAATTAGAATTTTACAAAAGCTCGGAATTCTAAAAAGAATTCTACCGTCTATTGAAGCAATGATTGGGATGCCTCAACCAAAAGAACACCATCCAGAAGGAGATGTTTTTGAACACACTTGTCTGACCCTTGAGTGTCTTGGCAACCGTGTTTCAAGAGAATTAGTATGGGCCGCTCTTTTGCATGATGTTGGTAAAAACGGAACTTTGGGAACTTCTTTAAAGGGAGAACCAACTTACTACGGACATGATAGCGTTGGCGCAGGAATGGCAGAACAAATTTTAAAAGATTTAAACGCCGACAATAAATTGATTAACGCAGTTGTGGAAATGACAGCAAATCATATGAAATTTAGATTTGCAAAAGAGATGAAAAAATCAAAATTGGCAAGGTTTATTTACAGGCCAACTTTCAATGACGAATTACATTTACACGTAGCAGACTGCATGGCAAGCAACAAAAATCTTGAAAATTTTAGATTTATCAAAAAAGTGAAAGAAGAATTGGATAAACCAAAAGAAGAAGTTAAAATGCCCCAAGTTATAACCGGAGATGATCTTATTGAGTGGGGATATGTACCAGGACCAGAATTTAAAACAATGTTAAAAGAAACTCACGACTATCTTATAGAGCACAATGTTCCTTTGATTGAAAACAGCAAAGAACGAGCCAGATTGTTCGTAATTTACACATATCCATTAGACTTTAAGGAGCCGCCAGATGTTGCTGTATCTGAATGATAAAAATATAGAGGTCCCAGATCATGTAATTTTATTAACTAATTTTGGAAGCACAACCTATAATTTGAGAACTAAAGATTCTGATCATGATTATAGGGGTTGTTATTTAGATGATCGTTGGGAAACTCTTTTGGGAATCAAGAGCAATGATTTGACTTTTGAAAGAAAAGAACCAGATCTTTCACTCTATAATCTTATTAAATTCATACACCTTGCTTTAAACAACAATACAAATATAATGGAGCCTTTATTTGTTAAAATTGAGCATGTTGTTCATATTAATCCTTTGGGACAAAAACTCAGAGACATCAGGAAATTGTTTGTAAACGACAGAATTATTCATTGTTTGAATGGATATTTCTTGTGTGAGTATCAAAGAGCACTTAGAAAAACAACTGGAAAATTAGGAGAGAAGAGAAAAGAAGAAATAAAGAAATTAGGATACTCCCCAAAAAATGCTTCCCACTGTATACGATTATTAGATAGAGCAATCATTCTTTTGGAGACTGGCGTGTATTTTATAAAATATGACGACGACAATCCAACAAGAGAACTCCTTTTAAACTTAAAACAAGGAAACTTTTCAAAGGAATTGTTTGAAACAACATATTTATTAAAATATAAAATATTTGCCAAGTTGAAAGAAAAACCTTACCACCCATCTATTTTCCAAGGAAATAAAGCTGAGGAAAACAGACGAATAATTTGGAACATTGTTCGCACGTATTTAAAAGAACACTTACATTTAAAATTAGGAAAGGAGCATAAAAATGGTTTTTACTGTTGGTGATATAGAGAGAATAAAATCTGCTTTGGAAGAAAAGAACATGTCTGTAACTGAATGCTTAATGCTTATAAAAAACAGGTTGGTTTGTGATGAATGTGAGTACAAGAAAAACTTTTTGTCTTCTTCAGAAGATCCAGAAAAAGAAATAACAAGGGATGGTGAGTGATGTTATATCAAAAACATCGGCCTGTAGAATTTGACGATATAATAGGAAATGGACCGACCGTTGCCAAGCTAAGATCGTTTTTAGACTCTTCAGAACACCCGCATGTGTTTTTGTTTTCTGGAGAGTCTGGAACAGGAAAAACCACATTGGCTCGTATTATGGCAGTTAAATTTGGATGCACAAAACAAGACATTGTTGAATTAAACGCAGCGGACTCTCGTGGAATTGACATGGTTAGAGACATTATTCAATACAGTAGATTTAAACCCTTGAGCGGCGGCAAAAAAGCATGGATAATTGATGAATGTCATATGTTAACCACAGAAGCTAAATCAGCTATTTTAAAAGCATTGGAAGACGTTCCCAACTATGTTTACTTCTTTTTAGCAACCACCAATCCAGAAAAGCTGTCCAAAACTATTATAAATCGTTGCACACACTTTGTAACACAAACACTTCCAGAAAACAGAATATCATTTTTACTACATAGGATCTGTGAGAAGGAAGGAATAGAATTGTCTTTAGAAGCGGAAGAAACAATAATGTCTAATTGTAAAGGCTCTCCAAGGATGGCATTAAATTTACTAGAAAGTATCAGTAAGTTAGAACCAAGGTATCAAAAGAACGCAGTTCAACAAGCTTTAAATGAGGACACCCAAGTTATTGACTTATGTAGAGCTTTAATTCAAAAGAAAAAATGGCCTGAGATTTCAAAGATTCTATTAGGTTTACAACACACTGACCCTGAAAAAATAAGACTTGCTGTTTTGGCCTATTGTAATACTGTTTTATTAAAAGTCAAAAATCCAAACGCATTTTTAATAATAGACTCATTTAAAGATCCGTTTTACAACAGCAACCACGCCGGACTAACTAGGGCCTGTTATCAAGCAATTTTTGAGTAAAATTTATGTTGCATATTCACTAGAAATAGTGTATATAAATAAAATTCCAGGAGGAGCATATGGCTAGAATCCCAAAAGAAGAGATCACAGAATCCACCCAATTTGGAACCGATTTAAAAATTGATTTAAGCGCTTTAGATATTGAGTGGGAAGAACAACCGCAAACCTTCTTTAAATATTCAAAAGAATTGGCGTATGCTAAAAGAGAACTCGGAAGACTGAAAGAAAAATATGAGGTTTTAAAAGCACAAGTAGGAAACAAAATCAGAAGCCAATATCCAGACAAAAAACCAACTGAAAATGCCATTAACAGCTTGATAATTCAAAACAAGGAAATAATTCAAAGCGCAAAAGACGTACTCGACCAAGAGTTGGTGGTCGATTTATTGGCATCTGGTGTTAAAGCGTTTGATCAAAGAAAGACAGCTTTGGAAAACGAAGTTAAGTTATTAGGAATGAATTACTTTGCAGGACCAAGAGAGCCGCGCAACATAAGTGATTATTATAAAAAAGAAGACGGTGTTTTGAAAAGAATAGGTCACTCAACTTCAGGAAAACGATAATAAATAAAAAGGAGAAAACACATGGCTAGAGAAGCAAACGCAGTTCGCAGTGGTGTTAGAAGGATGTTGGAAGATGATGCTGGAAAAGGTGGTGGAAGTTTTTTTAACCTTCCTGAAGGAGCGGAGCTTTGGGAGGGGCCTACGAAAACCGGAATGTATTTAATTGATATTATCCCCTACGAAGTGTCTATTTCAAATCATCAATATGTGCAAAAAGGAGATCTTTGGGGCCAGAAAAAATTCTTTATTCATTCCGGCATTGGTCCCGGCAAAGGCAGACCTTATGTATGTCCCAGAACAGTTAATAAAAGATGTCCAATTTGTGAACACAAAGAAGAATTGGAAAAACAAGGCGAGGATGAAAAAATAATTAAAGCATTGAAGCTTCACGCCAAAGAGTTGTTTAATATTGACGTAGGCGCAATTGTTAATAAAGAATTTGCTCCTATGTTGTGGGCCACATCAATGGGAAACTTTGGTAAACTCCTACGAAAAGAACTGACAACTATGAGCGAAGAACATAGCGGTTTCTTTTTATTGTCAAACGGGTTTACAATTAAAACCGAGTTTGAAGAAAAAAGCTTTATGGGACACAAGTTCTTTGAGGCTTGGAAAATGAATTTTGTTTCCAGAGAGCCTTATACAGATTCTATTTTAAAACACACTGTTGATCTTGACACTGTTTTAAATATTCTTCCTTATGATGAATTAAAAGCAATTTTCTTGGGGATCGATGATGTGAGTGAAATTGAATCAGGAAAACCTGTTGCCGAACCAGAAGACCATGTATTTGATGTTGATCGTGAGCACAGACGCGAACGAGTACGAGGATCTTCTGTTGAAGAAAACAAACCTACTATTGCCGAAGAAGCTCCAGCAAGACGCAGAAGAACTGTGAAAGAAGAGCCAAAAGAAGAGCCAAAAGAAAAGAACACATTTGATTGTCCACACGGCCATAAGTTTGGTGCAGATACAGAAATGACTCAAGATTGTTCTGCTTGCGATACAGACACTTGGGAAGCTTGTACAAAAGAGAAAGCAAAAAATACACAACCTTCGTCCAGAAGGAAAGACTAAGTTCAAGGAAGGCTTGGAATGAACAATGAACACACTACTTGTTACTAAAGATGGGTGGTCCAAAATGATTGTGTGGGACAAAACAAAGTGTGGTCCGATCATTCGTATCCCATATCGTTTATTGCCTTTTGTAATGATGCCAAAATTAAGCGCAACTGAAACAGAAAAGTTTAAAGAAGCTGTATTCCAATTTGATGAATTTATTTGTGCTGACGTTGCAAAATATGTTGAAGTTTGATTAAAATAAAGGAGAACACAATGTTTCATATATTTCACCACAATGATGCAGATGGAAGATGTGCCGCTGCAATTATGGTAAAATGGCATGATAGGGGGCCGCAGACCTCCGACATCGTTTTTCATGAAGTTGATTATAAAAGTAAAATTGACATAGATGTTATTAAAAAAGGAGATAAAGTTGCTGTAGTTGATTTCAGTTTTTTACCTGAGACAATGGCAAAGATTCGTGAAAGAGCAGATGAGGTAATTTGGTGTGATCATCATGTGACAGCAAAAGAATATGGATATGATGATCTTGCTGGTTATCGCGATTTCTCAAAAAAAGGTCTTTCAGGTTGCGAATGCACATGGAAATTTTGTTTCCCAGATAGGGCCATTCCAAGAGCTGTAGAACTAATTGGAGATTATGATTCCTGGAGAATGGAGTTGGCTCCAGCTTGTCTTAAATTTTATGAGGGGATAAAAACATTTGACACACAGCCTTTTCATGATGATTTTTGGAGCGTATTGTTAAATTTTAGTAAACAATTTGATCAGGACACCCTAGTTGATGAAATTTTGTGGATTGGAAAATCTTGTATTAAATATAGAAACAATTACTGTAAAGACATTAGAGAAGGTTATGGATACAATACTTTTATAGATGGACACACAGCGTTTGCTACAAACATGTATCATTTTGGATCACAAGGATTTGGAGAGAAGTTTCAACAATATCCAGTTTGTATTGCTTATATTCATGATGGCAAGAAGTTTACAGTCAGTCTTTATTCTGAAACTGTGGATGTTTCAGAAATAGCAAAAAAGTTTGGTGGTGGTGGACATAAAGGAGCAGCAGGATTTGTATGTGAAGCACTGCCATTTAAAGGTCTTTAAGAATGAGAAAAAATCCTCCCGGATTGCCGCCTCGATGGAAAAGAATTTGGGAGGTAGATAAAAAAACGCGCCCAAAGTATATTAGACTAAAAGAAGCTGTAAAAATAGCAAATGAACTTGGAATCTCATGCACACCCACAACAATGGCAAATTGGTGTGCAAAGACTGGAATTGGTTATAAAATAGGAAAGTTTTGGTATGTCAGAGTTAAAAAGCTTTTTAGATTTTTAGAAGAGGAGCCGGTGTTTTATGAGGACTCAGAAAAAGACAACGGAGATTGCAAAGGAAATTGAAAAATCAGCGGAGCGTTCGCCAGAAGCTATTAAGTTGGAGACACCTGTGTTTCCTACAGGATCAACACAGCTAAATCTGGCGTGTTCAGACACCATTAGGGCGGCTTTTTCAACTGGCATTCTAGTCAACATTGTAGGGGATTCTCATGCTGGTAAAACGTATTTAGCACATTCAATCATGGCTGAGGCAGCTCTACGCAGAGAGTTTAGTGAGTATGATATTTATTATGATAGAGCAGAAGCCTCTCCAACAACCGGCATTGCTAATATGTTTGGAAAAACACTTCAAGGTCGGATTAAGCATCCTCCTGGCGAACACTCCATAAATATTCATGATTTTAAAATTAATGTATGGAGATTATTTAGTTCTGATAAGCCGTTTATTTATATATTGGATTCTCTTGATTCATTAGACACTAAAGAATCTGAAAAGCAATTAGATAATGCATTAAAAGGAAACAAAGAAAAAGGCAGTTATGGAATGGAGAAGCCAAAAGTATTATCAAACGTACTCGGTTCTATAACTAGAAAATTAGAAAACACTAAATCAATTCTAATTATTCTTTCTCAAACCAGGGATAATATTGATCCGTTCTCTTTCCAAGAAAAAACAAGATCCGGTGGAAGAGCTTTGAAGTTTTATTCATCATATGAAATGTGGCTTGCTGTTATAAAAACATATAAGAAAAAAGTAGGCAAATTTGAGCGAGTAATTGGCCACCGTACAAGAGTAAGAGTAACAAAGAACAAATTAACAGGGAAAGTTAGAGAAGCTGAATTTGACATTTACACAGATTATGGAATAGATGATGTAGGAGTCAACATCGATTTTCTTATTGATGCTGATGTTTTTGAAAAGAAAGAGGGAGGCCGTTTGATTTCATCGTCGGATTTTGAAATTGAAGCTACAAAGGAACGCCTTATTAACCACATTGAAAAAAACAATCTTGAGACTAAATTAAGCAGACTTGTAGGAAAAGCATGGCATGATATTGAAGAATCTTTTAAATTAAACAGAAAGAACAAATACCAATGAGACTAGACGAAAAGAAAGCAATAATTGGCATCGATCCAGGGTTTAATGGAGCTGTATGCATAATGTGGCGAGATTTAACAAATAAAATAGAGTTATTTGATGTTCCTTTTGTAGAAGTCATAAAGAGCGGAAAAACCAAAAAAGGAAATCAAAAAAAAGGAAAAGAATATCTTGATAACTCAATGGCAGAAATACTGGAGGATTTTTATGGAGGGGGGAGACCCACCTGCCATGTGTTTCTTGAAAAAGTAGGAGCAATGCCTAAACAAGGCGTGGCTTCTATGTTTTCTTTTGGAACTGGCTATGGCCTTTGGAAAGGCATAATTGCTGCATATCATCTTCCTTGTACCCTAGTAACTCCACAATCTTGGAAAAAAGAACTAATGCAAGGCATGAAAGACAAAGAAGCTTCTTTGGTTGTAGCACAACAACTCTTTCCACAATGTCGTAAGGATCTGGTGCAACAAAAAGACATAGGAAAAGCAGACGCTTTGTTGCTTTGTGAATTTGGAAGAAGGAGAGTTGAAGGTATATGAACCCACGAAAATGCCTAAAACGAATGTTTGAAACATTTGTTGCCAATGCTGTGGTAAACAAACCAGAAAACCAGAAAAGAGCCAACAATGCGTTTAGATGGACCTATAGTCATTTTACGAATGAAGAAATTTCTCAATTAGATGCAGCAAGATCAGCAGCAATCAATTATGGGAAATCACAAAAGGAATTTAAAGAAGTTTGTAAAAAAATAAGGGACAGACTATTCTCATGATAAAATCTATAGAGATCAAAAATTTTGAAAGCCATAAAGACACAAAATTAATTTTTGATCAGGGAGTAAATGTAATCTACGGTGAATCAGACCAAGGCAAGTCCGCTATTATCAGAGCGCTTCTTTGGGTTGTAACAAACAGACCATCTGGAAACTCATTCTGTTCAAGGTGGGGGGGAGACACTTCTGTAACCATAGAAATGGACAATTGCTTTGTTTCCAGAATCAAAGACAAAAAACACAAATATATTATAAACTACAAGGACGGAACAGTTAAAGAATTTGAAGCGGTTGCCAAGCAAGGTGTTCCTTTAGAAGTGCAAAAAGTCCTAAACATTAATCCTATTAACATTCAAACACAATTTGACGGCCATTTTCTGTTGCCTCCTATGTCTCCAGGAGAAGTCGCAAGACAAATAAATCAGTATGTAAACCTGGATATAATTGACACAACAATGTCCAATAGTAGTTCTACTATCAAAGAGACAAAAAGACGATTAGCAACGCTTGAAGCCCAAACAGACGCACAGAAAAAAGAGATTGATGAAAAATATGCAGGATTAGACGACGAAGAGCAGTGTTTAAATTCATTGGAATCATTAGAGAAGCGAATTGCTTCTTCAACTAACACAGCATTGGAATTGGAAGAACTGAGTGCAAACATTCATTCAATACATAATGAACTTGACTTATTTTCATACGTTGATGAAGCAGAACATGATCTAAAGGAATTGGAAAGCGTTGTAAATAAATTGAGTAAATCAAAAAAAATAATTTTTGATTTACAAGAAATAAAGTCAAATTATGAAAGCGCCCATATAAAACTAATACTAATAAAAGATAGGGATGGAGAAAGTGAGCTATTGACTTTAGATAGTGTGCTTTTGAAATTAGAAAGAGAAGAAGAAAAATTAGAAAAACTTAAAGGCATTCTTTATGAAATAGAAACTATTAAGAATAAAATCATCTATTTAAGTAGAAGAATAAAACATACAGACGAACAGTTTCACAAACACATGCCGGACATTTGTCCTACATGTGGACAAAGGACAAAAAAATGAAAATAACTCTAAAATATTTGAGAGAACATAAAGATCATATTTTTGTCTATGGAGACAATGCCATTCACAAAGGCTGCTTGGGGGCAGCACAGTTCAGATATGAGCCAAATTCATACGGATTTATCACTAAAAAGTATCCAAGAACAGACGCTTCTGCTTTTTATAGACCTTCCGAATATAACTCTGTTTTTGATAAAGAAGTAAAAAGACTTATCGCTTTTATAGAGAACAACAAAGACAAAACGTTTTTGCTTACTCCAATAGGAAGCGGTTTGGCAAACAAATTTAAAATATGGGAAAGGGTTGTCCTTCCAGGAGTTGAAAAACTAAGAAAATATAAGAACGTCATATTCACATGGGAACTTGAAAATGAGAGTGACTAAAAAAGAAAATAAAAGAGCCGACGCTATTTTAGCTGCGGACATGCATTTAAGATTAGATCAACCTCTTTGCAGATTGGATAATTATCAAGAAGCTCAAAAAGGCAAATTAATAGGGTTGTCTGCACTTCGAGGAAAACATGGCAATATTTTAAAGGAAGATTGTCCTATACTTGTAGCTGGAGATGTTTTTCATACATGGAAACCAACCACATTGTCTGAAGGATTTGAAGCAGCAACCTTAGCTTTAAAATATCTGCCGTCTTTTGTTTATGCAATTCCAGGACAACATGATTTGCCTTATCACGACATCAACAGTTTTGAAAAATCTCCTCTTGCTGTTTTACAAAATTCAACGAAAGTTACTGTTTTTTCAGGATTCGTTGTGAAAGGGTTTGATAAATTTATCGGATGTTTTATTCCATGGCATATTAGAGATGTTGACGAAAGCCTTATCAAAAACTATAATAAATTGATGTTTAATTTGGCAGATAAAATATCATTAAAAAGAAGAAAAATTGCCGTTATACACAAACTTATTATGAATCCAGGTTCTACGGACAAAAACATAAAATACGAAGGAACTCCAGAACAAATATTAGATCAATTAAAAGACTTTGATTTAGTAGTGAGTGGAGACAATCACATCCCCTTCACTTATAAAAACAGTAGGGGGCAATTGCTTGTAAATCCAGGTTCAATGATGAGAATGAGGGCAGATCAAATCGACCATAAACCAAGAGTCTATTTGTGGTATGCTGATGAAAACATAGTAGAACCAGCCTACTTCCCAATAGAACAAGGTGTGATTTCAAGAAGACATATAAAAGAAGAAGAAAAGACAGACAGTTTTATAAAATGCTTAGACGGCAAAAATGAATTAGAAATGTCCCTCTCTTTTGAAGACAACATTAAAAATAGAATAAAGAGGGAT